ATTGGTGGGGTAGATCCTAATGGGATCTTGATGATTGAGGATGTACTCAAGGAACGGATGGACTCGGTACAGATCGTAGAGACCATCATGCAGTTGAACAAGAGGTATGAACCGATGTACTTCTTCTTCGAAAAGGGCGCACTAACGAATTCCATTCTTCCCCACATGATTGTGGAGTCGATTGACCAAGATAACTTTGTTTCCTACGAGACTTTTAATCGGTCGGTAGACAAGAAACAGTTCGCACACGCAATACAAGCTCGGATGAGAACAGGTAGAGTCAGATTCGCCAAAGCCGCAGAGTGGTTTCAGGACTTTGAGCAGGAGATGATAAGGTTTCCTCGAGATCGGAATGATGACCAAGTGGATGCAATAGCAATTCTGGGTCATGGAGTCACTAAGTTTCAGGAAGCTCCTACCAAAAAGGAAGAAATGGATAACTTAAGGGAAGAAGAGATGGCTATGTATGGTGTAGATGAAGATCAGGGACGTTCTATGGTGACAGGATACTAAGATGATGCCACCTCCGCAGGCTCCCCAAGCACCGACAGGTCCTAGCAACCAGTCTGGTGGTCTCCAAATGACTCCTCCGGGTCAACCTATGGGTCCGCAAGGCCCACAGATGCCGGGAGCTGCTCCTAATCCTGAACAAGTAGGACAACCGGATGGTCCTTCTGGTCCTCAACCTGACCAAAGTCAAGGAATGGGTATCGAAGATCAGATCGCATCGTATCTGGACTATGCTCTTTCACAAAATAATCTAGCCAAGAAGTTCAGGGGGAAACAAGATGATGACGGAAACGACATTCTGGATGCTATGGGCGACAGCATTATGGCTGGCATTAACGCCGATATCACTAGCCGCCAAGACTGGATGGATAAAAACGAACAGTGGCTCAAACTCGCCCTCCTGATCCGTGAAGAAAAGTCTTTTCCGTGGCCTAAGGCTTCGAACATCAAGTATCCTCTTATCGCTACTGCTGCTATGCAGTTTTCTGCTAGAGCCTATCCTGCTCTGGTCCCGGCTGACGGCAAGATCGTTAAAGCCCGAGTGCCCGGTGTCGATGCCCAAGGAATCTTCCAACAAAAGGCTCTGAGGGTCGCCATTCATATGTCGTATCAGGTGTCCTGTACTATCCCGGATTGGGAAGAGAACATGGACAAGCTCCTGATGACGATGGCAATCTCTGGTATCTGTTTCAAGAAGACATGGCATGATGATATCCTGAAGGTCCATCGGTCTGAGATAGTCTATCCCGAGAACCTAATCATCAACTACTTCGCTACATCCCTCGATCAAGCCTACCGCAAGACCGAGGTTCTGTATTACACTCCCAATCAGATCTATACAAAGATCATGAATGATGAGGAGTTTCTTGATCCTGATGAGGATGAAGGTTCGTCCAAAGATGACGATGACACTGAAGGTACGGATTATGGTAGCTCCACTGTAGATGACTCTAAACCAATTAAGGAAGCGATTGCAGTAGATCTTACTCCGCCTCCGACTGATGAGTCGGCTCCGCAGAAGTTCTATGCCTGCCACACCTATTGGGATCTGGACGATGATGGGTATGCTGAACCCTACATTGTTACCTTACACGCAGTTACTGGTAAGGTAGTCAAAATTATAGCGAGGTGGGACAGTGATGGGATAGTCCAAAACAAAGAAGGCAAAACCATCTATGTCAAGCCTGTAGAGTATTTTACAGACTTCCCGTTTATACCTAATCCTGATGGCAGTATTTATGCGTGTGGATTCGGAATGCTTATGGGACCGCTTAATGAGGGGGTTAATACTCTTGGTAACCAACTGATTGATGCAGGAACCCTGAACAATCTATCTGCTGGTTTCATTGGTAAGAATCTCCGTGTCAAGATGGGCAACATGAAGATGGGTCCGGGTCAATGGACTGTTGTCAATGCAACTGGTGAAGATCTGCATAAGTCGATGTTCCAGATTCCGACCAAGGAACCGAGTGCGATCTTGTTTCAACTCATGCAGTTCCTTGTTACGTCAGGAAATCAACTTGCATCCATTGCTGAGATATTCGTGGGTAAGATGCCGGGACAAAACACTCCGGCTAGCACAACACAGGAGACCGTGCAACAGGGGATGGCAGTCTTCACGGCTATTTACAAGAGAATCTACCGTTCGCTTGGTAAGGAGTTTCAGAAGCTCTTCCGACTGAATCGGATTACCCCGGGAATGATGGAAGAAGAAATCAGCTATGCTGGTGTTCCTCTTTCTGTGTCAGACTATTCGAATACCGAGATGATGATTATCCCGGGTGCAGATCCTACGGGAGACAGTGCCACGGTACGCCAACAGAAACTTCAACACGTTGGTCAGTTGCTCTCTCTGGGTACGATTGATCCGATGGTCTACACCATGAGGACTCTGGAAGCTCTTGAGTTGGTTAACCCGCAATCGTATCTGCGTCAACCTGCTCCTCCTGCACCAGATCCTAAGGAGCAAGCAGTACAAGCCAAGATGCAGTCTGATCAACAGTCTGCTGCTCTGGATCAACAAGGTAAGATGCAGGACCAAAAGAATAAGGTTGAACTGGCTGGTCTCAGGATTCAAGAGAAGCAGGCAGATCTCGAGTATAAGAAGCAGCTTAACGATCTTAAACTCTCTAGTGCAGAGCATGGAGCGAAACTTGATGCATTGATGACAGCTCTTACTACCCAACATGACGCACATAGACAGTCTATGGAGACAGTAATGAATGCTCTTAGGATGACGCAACAGCAATCGCACGAACAGAAATTGAATGATATGGAACTTACTGCTGCCAAGAATATGGCCGCACAAAAGGGAACGAATGGAGCTTAATAAAGACGACTGGATTCAGTGGAAGAATCTCCCTGCCTATGCAGCTTTTGAAGATGCACTACGGGAGATAGGTGGTGAGCTAGTGTCATATCTAGCCAAGAAAGCAGGAATAGATCCGTTAGAGGATCGTAGGGTTGTAGGAAATCTTCAGGGTATCCAATGGCTGTTAGATTGGGAACCTGATTTCATAGAAGAAGGAGATAAGAACGATGCTGAAGATCATGGGACACCGGCTGCTTATTAAGCCAGATCCGCCGAAGGACCAAGTAAAGCTTGGAGCAGAATTGAAGGCAATGGGTTTCGAAGTTGGAATGACAGCAGACCAAGAACGTAGGGAACTGGTGGGAACAGAGATTGGAACACTGGTTGCTATTGGAAACACCTGCTGGCGAGCATATGATGGTAAAGATGCAGCATGGGAACCGTGGGCTAAAGTAGGCGATCGAGTAACATTCGCCAAGTACTCTGGGAAGATTGTTACAGATCCAGAGACAGACGAGAAGTTCATGGTGGTCAATGACGTAGATATGCAGTGTGTTGTAACGGGTGAACATAACCCTTTTGAGGACTAAAGATGCCTAAAGAAGATGAAGTCAAACTTCCGACCAAGGAAGAACTATTGGCAACACTCGAGGAAGATGGTGGTGAGCAGCAACAGACTGAAGAAGCTCCCCAACTAACTGCCTCAGAACAAAGTGCGTCAAGTTATGGTTGGAAGACTAAGGATAAGTGGGTAGAGGCAGGTGGAGATCCAGAAGACTGGCGTCCCGCTAAAGCCTTCTTGGAACGTGGTGAGATGATTGGTAAGATTCGATCCCTCTCTAAGGAAGCCCAAGAGACCAAGCAAGCTCTGAACTACATTGCAGAACAGAACAAGCAGATCTATGCGAACGGCTATAAGGCTGCTCTCAACGATCTGCGAGCAGAAAAGCGAGCAGCTCTGGAAGCAGGTGATCTGGTTAAGGCCGATGAGATCAATGACAGGATTGAGACTACAAAAGCCGAAATCACAGCACTGGCTACCAAGCCCGCAGTACCACAGACTCAACAAGCCGATCCTGAGCATACTGCTTGGGTCCAAGCTAACCAGTGGTACAACGATCCCGTCATGCGGAATTTTGCTGATGGACTCGCAAGGGAATTTGTCCGTGTGAATGGCGGACAGGTGCAACCGGATGATGTGAGGAAGTATGTTACTCAAACCGTCCGTAAAGAGTTTAAACATAGATTCGAGCCAGAAGTGAAGGGTGCGCCAAACCCTGATTCATCGAGTACGCGCACGGGAGGGAATAAGACCAATGGCCTTAGTCCTAACCTTTCAAAAATTGAAGCCGACATGCCCGACGAACATCGCCAGATAATGAAAACGATGTTAAAGATGGACCCGAAGTTTACCAAAGAAGAATATCTTAAGATGTACGTCTCAGGTCGATAATAGGAGATCTAAATGACTAGACTTAGCAGAGAAGAACAAGTAAAAGAAGAGCGTCCGGCCCGTGTTCCGGTGTCGGAAGCTAATAGAGACCGATTGTATGTTGCTGGACTGGACCATCAAAACTATATGTATCGTTGGGTAAATGATACAGAAGGTCGTTTGGCCGCATTCCTCGCCGGTTGGTGGGAGTTTGTGGACCAGAATGGTGAACCAGTCGGGCAAGGGACTGACCAATCTGCTGGTACCTCTTCAAAATTTTCGAAAGGTGTGGGACGGGGAACTATTTCCTATCTTATGCGTATTCCCAAGGCTCTCTGGTTGGAAGACCAAGAGAAGAAAGAAGCGAGAATTAAGGAGCTGGAATCGGCGAATGTAAACGCCGCGAAACGAAATGCTGACTATGGGAGTATCAACAACAATGCTTCCCGGTAAGTCGTAAGCGGCCTGTTAATCAACAAATAAGGAAAAATTAACATGGCTAATATCAATGCTCCGAAGGGTCTCGTACCCCTCCGGCATTTGGATGGTGCCCCTTTTAACGGCCAGTACACGCCTTTTCTGCTTCCGTCCTCGGATGCGAATGCGTGCTTCATTGGCGATCTGGTTAAGTGGGGTGGTTCGGCTGGTACAGCGGGCCAAGTAGTTGCAGGGATGAACGTTGAAGGTATGGCGACTCTTGCCACCTTTGCCGCGTCTTCCACTGTTTCGGCTGGTACTAGCATCGCTGGTGTTGCTCGTGGCTTCTTGGTCGATCCGACCTCGCTGGTTACGAAGCACCGTCTTGCTTCTACCAATCGTGTGGCTCTGGTTGTTACAGATCCTAGCGTAACGTATGAAATTCAGGAAGATGCTACGGCCCCCTTTGCTGCCGTTGACGTTGGACTTAATGCCCAGATCAATACGGGTGTTGGTTCGGCGACGACTGGTATCTCAGGTTCGTTGCTGATGAATGCAGGTAAAGCCACCACGTCCACCCTTCCCGCTCGTATTCTGGGTCTGGTGCCGCGTGTTGACAATGCATTCAACACTCTGGGTGCTGGTACGGACCCGGCGAAATTTGAAGTTCTCCTGAACGCGACGGGTAATTCCGTTGGTGGTGCTGGCATCGCTGGTACCTAACCTAACTAAGGAGAATGACAAATGGCTGCTGTTAACACTGGTCTTTTTGGTAAGGCACTCTGGCCGGGAGTAAATCGTTGGTACGGTAAGGCGTATAACGAGTTCCCGGTGGAATACACGATGATCTTCGAAACCCGTACTAGCCGTAAGAACTTCGAAGAGGATATGTCCATCTCTTCGTTTGGCCTCCCGCTCCAAAAGGGCGAAGGTCAGCCGGTGACGTATGACATCGAGCAACAAGGTTTCTTGGATCGTTACACGCACGTTGTTTATGCGCTTGGTTTCGTTATCACCAAGGAATTGGTGGAAGACGACCTGTATGACGTGGTTGGTGAACGTAAGGCGAAGGGCCTTGCTTTCTCGATGCGTCAGAACAAGGAAAACGTTGCTGCTAACGTTCTCAACCGTGCATTCAACGCTTCGTTCATTTTTGGTGATGGTGTCTCGCTGATCAATGCGGCTCACCCGAACGTCGCTGGCGGAACTTGGGCGAATCAAATCGCTATCGCTGCCGACATCTCGGAAGCTGCTCTTGAGCAAGCTTGTATCGACATCCAGAAGTACACGAATGATCGTGGTCTCCGTATCAATGTTCTTCCGCAGAAGCTGGTTGTTCCTGTTGACCTCGATTTTGAAGCCAACAAGATCATGGAAACCCAGTATGAAGTTGGAACGAACAACAACACGGTTAACCTCGTTCGTTCGCGGTTCCCGGGTGGTGTGGTCAAGAATCACTACCTGACGGACACGGATGCGTGGTTCATCCTGACTAATGTTCCGAATGGCATGACGTATTTCGAGCGGCGTCCTGATTCGTTCACGCAAGATGACGATTTCGACACCGACAACGCGAAGTTCAAGGCGACTGGCCGTTACTCGGTTGGTTGTTCGGACAAGCGTGCGATCTACGGTTCTGCTGGTGCGTAAGCAACAATTGGCTACCTCTAGGTCGAGGTGACATAGCCCTGCGGGGGAGGCGTGTATCCCCCGTATCCACTCTTTTAAGGATATAAAATGCCTAATGCAAAAGTTGTAAAAGTACTCTTCCAGAAACCCGATCGTAGCCCGAATGGTCTTGGTACGAACTACAAGGACGATATCAAGGGTCTCTATGGTCAACCTGATCCGACCCAATGGCACATCTGGTTTGAAGACTTCGATTTCGCTCCTGCTACTACCAAGTGGGTTCCTCAGTTGGTTGGTGCGGGTTCTGTCAATGCAGTTACAACTGGTTTGGACGGTGGTCAAAACACTATTACCAACTCAGCGGCTGGTAATGATCTGACTGCAAACACGGCTCTGGCAGCTACCTTCTTGCCGGATACGAAGCGTTCATTGATCGCTGAATGTAAGTTCGAAGTTGATGACGTGACCAATGCTCACTTTGGTTTGGCTCTGTGCCCTGCTAACGTGAATCCATTTACCTACTCAG